CAGGAAGCTCTTTAGCCAACTGTATATCTGCCTGTATAGCGAACCACATCCCCACGACCGTGACAACGAAGCTTACTATAATTATTAGTGTTTTTAAATCTAAAGTTAATTCAGTGTTTTCTGATATTTTGTTAGCCATTACTTGTTTGTTGTTTTTATTTTTTTCGGTTTCTTAATATTTCTCTTCTTTTATTTATAATCTCCTGCCTATTACTAGCTTTGTCTCTTCTTTTGTTTAGTATTTTTCTTCTTTTTTGTGTTTTCTTTAGTTTTGCTTTATAGTCTTTATATCCAGTCTCTACTTCAGCGTCTACATCCCAAGAATTCCAACCTAGAGCCATAGCTATTCTTTGCCAAGCTTCATTGTTGTTATTTGCTGCTCCTCTTAAGTTATTATACTTATTTACAGCTCTATCCATAGGTATGTTAGTTGCCGCGGATACAAAGTTACCTGCTGATTGCCACGCTGGATTATTCAAAGAAAGACCTCTATCAGCTATAACATCTTTATTAAATTTATAAGTCTGTATACCTGAATACATTTTTCTAAGTTTAGAACCAATAGGTGGAGAGAAATTAGCGGCTTCAATAACAGTATAAGCGTGATCCGCGTTCCAACCTTTTTCTTCTTGTTCTAAGAATTTTAATATACATTTTTAATAGTAGATATACCAGCACCGGCTAATCCAGAACCTCTAAGTATAGAGTCTGTCATTGTGTTTGCTATTCTACCTTTTTTCTTGCTATATTTATCTTCATCGTCGTCATCATCAAATAACATAGCGAACAATGCTGATTGCATGGATGCAAATATTATATTTTGAACAACACCGTAGTAAACTATTTTAGATAAATTAGTTTTAGCATCACCTCTACCGTTTATCAGATCTTTAAAAGCTTTTTTCATCAACCTAGTATACTGCATTGGTGTATTTTGGAAAGCTAATATTAATCTACCCAATGGACCGGCTTGTTGTTGACTAATCATATCAGGTCTTGAAGACTGTTGTGAAACTTCAGTAGTTTCTTGGAAGTCTTTAAATGCTTGATCCAAAGCTTGATCTTTTGTCATACCTTGTTTCAAGTATGTGTTTATTCTGTTTCTATAAAAAGCAGCACCACCCATTGATATTGCAAAACTATCTGCTATTTGCGTAGGTGTAAAACCTACTCTAAGTAAATAATTAAGTATAGCTCTCGGTTTATTTCTAGCGCCACTCATAGCTTCAGCTATTTCAGATTCATTAACGTCTCTACCTATACCAGCTCGCCTCTGCTTTAACATATCTGAGTTAAACAAAGTTACAAAGTCGCTAGAGAATTGCTTAACGTTTAATATTGCTCCAGCAAACTTTAGAGGATTGTTATCACTCCAGTTTACAAAGTTAACAAATGATATAGTCTGAAGTATTGCAGATCTCATGTTGAAAAACATAATAGCACCTACAGAGTTATTCACCCAATTTGAGAAAGAATTAACTAATCTGTTGCTACCAAAACTCCTATTTGTACCATTTTCCATTCTATACAGCATATCTTCCAGTGCTTCCCTGAAATTACTACCGTATATAGCCTCTATTTTGTTTAAGTTTTCCGTGCTAAATATAACATCTTTGTTTGCTTTCCACTCTTGTAGAAATTCTTTTCTACCTATTTTATCTGTTATATCTTTTAAATCAGTAGCAATATTACCTACTAGCCAAGTGTCCCCAGCGTTAGGGTAATTATTGTTAGCAACCCCAACTTCTAAAGTATCAGCAAAGTCTTTTAAATCAGAATTATTCTCAACAATATCCGTCAGTCTTTTTATATCAGTTTTAGATAAACCTGGTATCGCAATACCCTTCTTGTTCCATATATAAACTCTTACAGCTGTATCATATGTAAAGTTGTTATATGGTGTTATTTTAGCTAGCATTTTTCTAACCTCAGGATAAGTCTTTTTTAACGCCCTAAAGTCAGTAGCTATAGCTTGCTTAGCTCTATTAAGCTCATCCATTGCTCTAGCAAACGGTTGTACTAAGGCTTTGTTAAAAAACTCCATTTGTTGTTCACCAACTTTACCTTTACCTAAAAAGTTATATAATAAACCTACAAAATCTTCAGCGGAAGGTGGTAAGAAAAATTTCCATTTACCTATATCTCTACCTCTGGATTTAGCAGCTGCTTTAGAAAATCTTTTATTAGAATCAACCTTCTTAGTTTGCTCTAGTATATCGTTAAAAGCTTCGTCCATGTTTCTGCTAAATTGTATCTTAGCTAACTGAACATCTCTTTTAACATCTATTATATCTAAAACCTTTTGAACAGCTTTAACATTTTTATAAGCATCGTCAGCAAAGTAAAAGTTATTGTAACCTTCTGCAGCTTTACCTATTATCCAATCAGCTTTTGCAGAAGCTTTACCATCAGCTAAACCGGTTATATTACTTATAGGTATAGTTAAACCTAAACCTTTTAGAAAAGCATGTATTGCGTAAGCAGCGTTTTGAGGTCTAGCTGTAAGTATAAATATATCTTTACTTGTAAACTTGCCCTGACGCTTAACAGCTAAATCAAACAAAGGTCCTTTTTTACCTTCTATAACTTTACTAAACTCACTAAAATCAAATATAGCTCCTGCTGCTTCTAGATCTGCCGATTGTAAAGCAAACTCAGTAGCGTTTATTTTACCTTTTTTACCGTCTGGTAGTTCGTATAGAACTTTACTATTAGATTGAGCTATTGTATCATCAAAGTCAAAAACACTAATACCTTTTTCAGGCGCGTTAGGGTTTCTAGCGTTCATCATAGCCTTATTAAAGTTTTCTGCTTTAGTTTTATCTGTCTTAGAAAATTGAGCTTTAGCATGTTTTTTACCTACTACATCACCTGTTTGGAGGTTTTTTAAAGCATACATATTTTTAAAACCAAAAGTAAAATCATCAAAATATCTTAATAAAGCTTCCATGCCAATTTGCCAGTAAGTAGGCATATTTTCCTGTCTAGCAGACCCATTTATATTGTCGTCCATTGTTTTAGGAACTATAGCGACCTTGTATTGATCTTGTAAAGAATTTAAATTTATTTTTTTGATTTTAAAATGCTTAGTTAAAGATTGAGTTACGTACTCTGTAGGTATTAAATGCTCATACACTAGCTTACCAACATATGACCCTTCAAAATAATAAGTTAAAGGAGCAGCAGCTTTCAACATACTACTCATGTTAGATTTTAAACTCATCATAGTCATTCCAAAATCTAAGTTATCACCGTTTTTGTCAACAAAACTTAAAAAATCTATCATAGTATTCCAAGCTTCATTTGCATCTTGTATTCTTTGAGGAAGCTCTTTTATGTACTGTAAAACAGTTTTTTTAGTATCTTGAGATGACGATGTTAAACGTTTCCTAAGAGATTTTATTGTCTTATCTCCAACTTTTGTATCTTTGTTATCTATTAAAACCTCTCCAGTTTTTGTGCTGATTACTTTGTCTAACTGTGTTTTACCATCTATCGTTAGCTTTGTTTTTATCTCCCAACCTTTAACTTCTAGTATTTTATTAAGCTCCGCTACTAAATCTTTCATACCAGCAAACGACTGGTTCCTTGACTTCATGAAATACCTTGCCCCAGCTGATATTGTGTGGCCTGGAAACCATTTTAAAACCGAGACTAAATCATCTAATGTTTTTATTTTTGATTCAAAGTAGTCAATATGAAGCTTTCTTTGTCTTTCTATAAGTTTAGCGTCTCTAAACGCTTCTGCGAAACTAGAGAATTTCTTTTTTACACCATTAATAACCACGTCATAAGACTTTAAATCAAGCATTCTTATTAAAGGTAGATCGCTTTTGTTCCCAACCCTTTGCTCTACATACTCACCTAGCTTATTGCTTTGTAAAGTGTTTTTAGGGCTTAATATAGCGTTAACACTAGATTGTATTTCATTTTTCCAGTCTTTTATCTCTTTAACTGTAAAAACTTTATTGTCAATTATTTTGTCTTTAATCAACTTATTTGCTAAAGATGAAGCAGTGGTGTACACTTTGCTTAGTTCTATTATTTTTTTGCTTTTCTTGTTTAACTCACTTACTTGATCGTATTAAAGTTTTTAGAAAACTGTATCTTATCAAACTTAGTAGCTTCTGTTTTCTTTCTATCAAATTGATTAGCTAAAGATTCTAGCTCTGTTTGCAGTACTAACTCCGTTACTTGTACTCCACTCATATCGGCGACCTCAGCTAGCTCACTCATAAAGTCTATGTCTTGTTTTAGTATAGTAGCTTGATCTTTTATTAGCTCAGCACTTATCTCGTTAGCTAAAGACTTTTGTCTAGCTAGAAGCGTAGTATAACCACCTATAGTAAAGTATGCTCCAAACTTACCTTTAGATGTAGGTTTTATTTCAAATATAGCGTTTCCTTGTGCTGTTTTCTCTCTACCTATGTTTTTCTTTTCAAACAAAGAAAAGTATTTCTTTTTTATAACAGATACAGGTAAGGCTTTAACTATAGCGTTAAAGTTTTCGCTGTGAAAGCTTTTATACTCTTCACTAACAACAACACCAGCTTTTGTCTTACTGATCTTACCCATACGCTTAACAACAGCTTTCTCTATCTCTTGTTTTATTAGTTTTTTTATTTCAGCGGTTATGCTTTCAGCTGTAAACCTACCTTTAAAAGCAGCTGTTTTTAAGTTTTTAGTAAGCTTGACTATAATATTTTTTTTAATTGATGCGTCAATAAAAGACTCTGTGCCTTTCATTAACTTATCAAAACTACTTAGCTTTCTAGCTTCTTTTCCCTGATCTACTTTAGATGATTCGTTTGCCTTACTACTAACTGATTTCTTTAATGTACCATCTTCTTTAGTTAAACCCTCGTTAACAGCGTCTTTAGAAAAATACTTAAATACTTCCTTAGATCTTTCTTTAAAAAACGTATTAACGTAAGCAGCAACATTGTTGTACTTTTGTTTTTTAGATTCAAAGTCTTGCACCAAACCAACCACGTTCCTAGCTTTAGAGTCTTCTTTCTGACTAGGTATTTTATCATACAACATCATAGCAAGCATGTCCTCTTTCTTACCTTCAAAAACCTCTTTTTGGTTCTGTGTATAATTACTACCTTCTTTCAAAGCGTTAAACACAGACTCCGCCATACCTCTATACTTATCAGCTATTTCAAAACCAGCTAATTCCTTGCTTTCATTAGAGTTATATATATCGTTTATTTCTTGAACGTCCTCTGTTCTAGAGAATTGACCATTTTGATCCAAAGCCTCTACGTCACTTATTTTAGTATCTTTTTTACTTTCAGCTTTAGTTATAGCTTCAGATGCTACATCACTTACTTTACCACTTTTTATGCTAGTGTTATATTCTTTTAGAAAATTATAAACATCTCTACCATTGTCAAAAGATATGTTATCAAAACCTTTACCAACAAACAGTCTTTTTAAAGACTCACCTATTTTTTCAAATAAACTTTGATCGTAGCTTATTTTGTTTTTTTGTATACCATCAGAAAAGTAGTTTATATACTCAGTGTTATAACTACTAGGATCAACACCACCCGCTTTCATAGCATTCATAACCCAAGTGTTATTCTTACTAGAAACCCTAGACTTGAATTGCTTTAAAAAACTAGCTTGCTGCTTACCATCACCAACTAGAGCATTTAACACAGGGTGTAAAAACTCGTGACTAGCTACGGATACAGCACCTACTTTCTTAGCCTGTACTTTGTTTATAAATATCTTACCTTTACCAAGAAAAACCCCATCAGATCCAGCTGCTTTTTCCTTAGCTTCTTCTAACGATACACCTTGATCATCGGCTATATTCTGGAAATAAGTATCCTCGTCTTCATTTACATCAATATCAAGACCTCTTTTTTCAGCTTCTGGTTTTACCGCTTCTAAGTTTTTATTAAACGATGCTTCAAATTTATCATCAATAGCTTTGGCTATAGCTTTCTTTCTATCCTCTATAGTTACGTCTACTTCAGCTCCCTCATACTTGGAGTTTATTTCGTCTATCTTAGCATTTATATTTGCTAGCTTTTGTTTTGCTGTTCTTGTTTTATTCTTAGATAACTTAAGTCTTTCTTTTTCTAGCTTTATTAATTCAGCTCTATCCTCTACACCAGATACTTTACTATCTATTTCTTGATCTAAGTTTATGTTTTGTTTTCTATTATTGACTACGGATTCTACGGCTGGTGAATTTTCTACATTTATATCAGCGGTAATATACGCTTCATCGTCCATCATTTTTAACGCATCGTGAAACTGCTTACCGTTCATTTTTTCCCCGTTTATAGAGTACTTAGGATTACCTTTACGCAATGCATTAACAGTATTTATAGCTGTAAAAGATTTATCAGCAAAACCTTCTATCATTATCTCTTCAAGGTTAAACTCTTGTCCACCTGCTTTTTGACCAAAATACTCACTAGCTAAACCACCTGCTGTCTCTGTAGCTGCTGACGTCAATACGGTTGCTGATTTAGTCAAAGCGCTAGCCGTTGACTTAGCAACACCTTTGCTAACGGCACCACTAGCACCACCTGTTACAACACCTGTGATACCGTCTATAGCACCAATAGTTATACCTCTAGCTAAAGCTTTGCTTTTTATGTCGTTAAACATGGTTTCATTATTAGTGACTTTCTTAACATAAGCTATTCTAGCCTCGTCACTCATAGTGCTCCAGTTTAAACCAGCGTCAGTAGCCGACTCTTGTAAAAGCTGAGCTGTTGTCAACCCTGTTTCCATAGCGCCGGACAAGCCACCCATAAAACCACCTATAGTTCCAGCTATAGCACCAGCGCTTGATGTGACGGGAGCAAAAGGCCCACCAACTAAACCTACACCAGCCCCAGCAATAGCACCTCCACCAGCTACAGCGGATGCTGTACCTAAAACTTCTTCACTATCTTTAAGTGAGGCTAACATGCCAACAAAAGACTGTGTCATGTACTGAGCCATAACCGTTGGGTTGTCTAAGCTGAAGTAGGATTTAAAAAAAGCCGTAACTCCATTATCACCTTCTTTCTTATACTTTTCCATCATCTGGCCAGCATAAATCATTTCATCTGTCTGTCCAGCTTCTTCAAGTCTTCTACCTGATTTTATTAAACCTTCTAGCTGGTCTTGATTCATATCTTTTCCTAACTTATACAAATCAAAAGCTTCATCAACACCTCCACCTTGAGCAGCTCCACCTTCCCAAACTCTAAATAAATCATCTGCGAAGTTAGTAAATCCATTCTTTACACCAAACTTTTCTTCAAAGTAACCAGGTTTTTCTACGGTAGTTTCTTCATTAGGATTCCAAAAAGGTGAATCCGATAAACCATCTTCCGAGTTTGAGGCCGTATTTTCTTTTGACCCCGCATTCGCCTCTACATTTACAGGGTCTGTTTGCTTTCCCGCAGTATACTCTTCAATAACTGCTTTTATGTTTTCTTCTGGTTCACCAGCGTCTATCATTCTTTGAACGATTAATTCTAATTCTTCCATATTTGATTTAATTAGTTGGTTTTGGAGAGTGCTTTTTTATTAAAGCTTTCGCGTCTATTTTTTCAGGTTTTTCTTCTTCAACATTACCATTCATCATGCTATCAATTGATTCTACTGAAGGTATCATATTGTCTGGAACTCCCTCTCTTTTTAATACTTCATACACATCATAAGCGTCTATATCATCTAACTCAACAGGATATTCACCATACCATATACTTGGTTTGCCATCTATTATATCTACAACACCCTTAGTGTAAACATCTAACTCTCTAGCGTTGTCAACACCAATAGAACCAAGACCTTTTAATATGTTGTCCATTTTAGCTTGATACTTTCTTTCGCTTTGAGTACCAGATCTTGATCTACCTCCAGATCTTCTTGATGATTTCTTTATAGATGTCTTAGCTGTTTCATTAAACATGTTCATATAAGCATCTATAACTATACTTCTCAACTCATCAGTTCTTTCTTCATTATATAATAAGTCATCGTCTAATATACCTAAACCACCTTCTGTTATAAAATCATCAGTAGCTAAAGACAAAACCTCATCTCTAGATTTAGTTATGTTTTGCAGCTTCATTTTGTATAACTTCTGAGTACTAGGGCTCATTTTACCAGACTTGTAAACAGCTTCGTTCATGTTTAATATTTCACTAGCACCTTTATTATTTTTAACAGTGTAATCAGGAATTTCATCAAAATTTACATAACCACCTTCTTCATTTAAAAAGGTTATACTACCATCATCAGAAAAAGTCATATTAAACTCATCAGTATATACAGATGAAAGTAGATCTCTTTTAGTAGTGTTTACAGAGTTGCTTACCATACCGTTTTGACTGTCTTCTAAGAAACCATCCTTGTAAGATTTGAACTGAACTAATTGATTGTCAATGTTTTTAAATGAATTTTCTATTTCAGTCATTCTATTTTTTATAGCTATACTGCTAGTGAAGTCACCACTAGATTCAAGATCAGCAGCTTGTTGAGCTAGTTGAGCAAATTCTAATTGTTTGTTTTTAGCCCACTCTTGAACACCTGGTTTGTACTTAGCAGGTAGCTTAGAAGTATCTATACCATCAGGCATAGCGTTAATGTATTTTTCAACCTTAGCGTTAGCTTTAGCTTGCTTTGCTTTTTCCTCTCTTTTTCTAGCTATAATGACATTCATTTGCTGTTGAAAATGTTGGTCTTGTAGTTTAGAGTTGTTCATAGCATCTGCATTAGTGATGCCCTCAACTCCTTGACCTGAATAATCTGGTAATTGCATATGTTATTTCTTTTGTTCTTTGTTTACTAGAAAATACCTCCGAGTATTTTTCTTATTCCGGATTTTTCACCCGCTCCAGCGCCTATTTTGTTTAATCCGTGGTTAGCTCCTCCTTTTAAGAAAGTTGATCCCATACCTACCATTTCACCAACACCACCCATTATACTATTGGTAGCTTGCTGCCTTGCTTGATTAGCTGCTGATAATCTTTGACCAGCTCTGTTTAACATACCTGTTGTTTTACTAGCTTCCATTTGTCTAGATAACATATCACCTTCAACCATGTTCTGTTGCATCTGAGCTTCTTGCCCCATCATCAATCTTTGATTACCAGCTTCTTGCTGCCCTATGCTAGCTGTAGCGGCTTGTAGGTTTTGTGATTGTTGATTAGCCATTGATTGAGCCAAAGCAGCTATGCCAGATCCACCAGCGGCGCCTTGCAGATTTTGCATAGTGTTACCTAAAGCTTGTTGTTGTTGTCCTGCCAACATATCAGCTTGTTGAGTATTTACTGTTAAATCCTCATATACGTTTTGTTGATTAGCATATGGATTTGATGTGTCCATATTTTCTAACCTAGCTAGCGTTTTATCGTAACCTGCTTGAGCTTGTCTTTGTTCTCTTTTTCTTTTACCAGAGCCTATTATACCTCCGGCTATACTTGTTAGGGCTTTTACACCTCCTAAAATCATGCTTGGTCCCATGTTTACTTTATTTTATATTTATTATAATTACACATTATTTACTACTTTCAACTACTTCAGAGCTAACATGAAATATTTCAGACGCAGTAGTACTGTTATTCTCCATTTCAACCTCAGCATAATAACCGGCTATACTAGCCATGTTAACAGCGTTGTCTTTACTGAATAATATAAAGTCACTTGCTTGAGGCCTAGGATCACTATTAGGAATATTACAAGTTATACTAAACTCAGTAACAGCTGTTATAGCGCCTATTTGTTTTATCTCTCCACCAGTGCTAAAACCACCAACTGTACTTGTTGACGAAAAGTAAGCTATATCTCCGACTTGTACAGAGTCTTGTATTGGTTGAGAAAAAGTTAATGTTATACTTGCCATGCTTTATATTTTATGGTTCGTTAGCTAATGCTACACTCACTGTAAATGTCATGTCAGATGAAGCGTCTATAGCTTCTGATGTTATACCTGTCCAACTGTAGTATAAGTTTTGAGCAGGTGCTTGACCAGTTAGTGTACCTCTTGTTATTGTTAAATTGTCTATAGCGGCTGATCCAGCAGCTGATATACTTAATGTTATTTGACTTACGGAGTTTCCATAGAAGTTGCCATACAAAGTACCTGTACCAGAATAAAGGTTAGTATTGTTAGGTGTTCCAATAGCTACAGACTTAGCATTTAAACCAGCTAAGTAGCCAGAACCCGGGTTGTAACTAGCTCTAACTTGACCAGGTATTAATCCTCCTCCAGCTCCAGTCACTTGTGGAGTATATAATCTAAAACCACCACCACCAGAAATAGATTCATCAGCTATAAAGTTGCCTACGTCTAAAGTATGGCTAGAAGCTACTGACCCAAAGTATTCAATATTAGATACCACAGTGAAAGTAACACTTTGAACTCCTGATCCGTTAAGTGTCGCTGGGCTAACTGAAACACTTGATATATCTATAGAACTATCAGTAGAGTTAGATGAATTAGTATTAGTGGATACGAAATCACTTACTAAAGGTAGTCTAGTTAAAACAATATCAGCATTGTCCGTTAAGGTTAAAGTTGACGTTACTTGTCTTTGACCTTCAAACTCAAAAAAAGGTGAGCCTAAATGTACGGATGAAGGATTTGATGTATATGTTCTTGAATCAGTAGAAGCGTCTGTATTAACTGTATAAGTTATGTCGCCAAGCTGCTGTATTGAGAAAGTATGTATTTGGTTATTGTCAGGGTCTAGTAAACTAGAAAGTTGCGAACCGCTAAATGAAGTCGTAGATAATGTAAAGTCATACTGATCATCATCTAATACCGCTGGTATATTTATGTCAAATCTAACACTACCAGTTGACGGAATAGTAGCATTTACGCTACCACCATTTATAAAATTTAAGTCAATAAAATTATAAGGAGTACTATCCTCATTTACTATACCAAGTGTAAACTGAGCACCAACGTCACCGTATATAGCTATTTGTCTAGTGCTTCTTTGATAAGGGAGTACTGCTGAGTTTATTCTTACAGCTTTTATTTTACCAGCCGAAGCAGTAACTATGTCACCATTAGCTTGAGCTGTGAAATCTATGTTATTACCTGAGATTGACACTGTCGGTATTTTAGCCTTTACAGTAAATGTTCTAGCTGTTAGATATACATCGCTGCTATACACATCTGTAACAGTAACCGAATAGTCATCTGTATTACCTGTTGATATAACGTAACTAGGTGCTGTTTCAAAAAACTTATTACTAATAGCTGTGAATGTTTTAGTAAACAAAGCTTGCTCACTGTATGGTATGCCAGTTGCGGTGTAAGCAACACCTGTTTGTGATGAAACAGTGCAATTAGCTGTAACCGTGTCATAAGTACCACTTATTGTTTTAGGTACTAGTTTAGATAGTATAGCGTCACCATCTATGTCTATAACTAAGTTTACGTCACTAGAAGGTGTAAAAGTGTTATCTAAATCAACAGTCACTATAACTTCATTGTCTAAGTCGTAAGCATTAGTTTTATTAGATAAAACTATACTAGCTATACCTGAAAGCGACCCGGTGTTATTAGTAAAGTCTGAAGCACTAAGAACATAACCATCATTTGGTTTTATATTTAAAATTATGTTAGCCAAAGAACCTATAGCCACGTCTTTCAACGTAGAAGCAGATCCTGAGTTTATAGTACAATTGTTTAATGCCATTTTAGTCGTTGTTTTCTGTTACTGTTATAGTTACGCTAGCAGGTGTAACATCTCCAGATATACTAGTCATACTACCAATACCTTGAACGGAGAATTCATCTGTATCTAAGTTACTTAACGTAGTAGCATTACCATGTATGTAGTTAAACCATTTACCTTCTTTACCTTTAAATTCATTTGCAATTCCCGATTGCAGATCAGTTTCAACAGATGTGTTAAACCAGCCATAGGAAGTAGTGTTGTTATAATATTGGTCGTCATTTAACTCTTGTTTCCAATAAGGTTTTGATCCTTCATAGTTTAATGTTAAAAAGCTTTTTACTACCTCAGGTGTTTCGTTAAATATAAATTTAACCTTAGAACTATATTGAACACCGTAGAAGTTATTTCTAACTTCATTGTCGTGAGAATACATTTCTCCATTTTTAAAAGTATAATAAATATTGTTTAAGGATATACCATTTTCAGGTATGTAAGATTTTCTACTTGGCCAACCAGAAACCTGTTCTTTGTAGGATATAGTGTCATCTAAGCCTCTAGCTTTATTATTTTGTAGTGATATGTTGTATGAGCTTTTATTATCGTCAAAAGAACCTATAGCTACACTTGTATTAGCTAACTTGTCTGAGAAGTAATCACCCATACCTTTAGTATGTAGTGTTTCTAAACCATCTTGTGACAACCTTAATACAGCGCCTCTAGCTCTGTCAGTAAAATAAGTTCTAAAACCGTACTTAGCGAAACTCTCAGGGTTAGTACTTATACCAAATTCACCAACGTAAGGTACAGCTTGACCTAAAACAGCTCTGTTCGATGTAACATTAGCGTTGCCATCAGCGTTAAATAAAGCGTCCTTATTGGTTAATATCTTTAATACCTTGTCTTCACATAAGACTGAAACGTTAGTGTCTCTAGTGTCAAGTTTCTGTATGCTACCATATGATGGATTTATGTCTTTAGTTATAGCTTCAGCCATTATAAACTGATTCAACCTGTTAACACTGGACGTAGAGTTGAATATTCCCGAGAAAATTAATCCATTTGTTTTAACCTCTTCGTTGTATTGCTCAGCTAAAGTACTACTAGCTTTTACACCTTTACTTATAAAAGTAGCGTTGTAATCATCTCTTATTCTGTTAGATTCAACACCATTAGCAAAAGAATAACAATTATGGTAATCCAACTCAATGCTATTACCGTGTGTTGAAATATTGTAAGCGTTGCTAGCCTCGTAATATAAATCTAACTCAGCTACTTCTTTTGGCTCAGTCTCCCATATACCTGGGTTCTCAGTACTAAAACCATCAAAGTCGTCTTCGTTAACAATAGCTGTTCCTATTTGTATAGGCGTTGTGTTATTAGAGCTTGTTGTTATATTAGATACATTATCTTCAGGAGCCCAAACTATTTCTTTGTCTAATTTTATTGTCCACATTACAACCCTAGAGGTTGACCAGTAACCACTTGTTCCGCTACCACTAGATCTCTTACCTTTATAGATATAAGAACCACCTCTTCTCCAACCCTCTATCTTGTATAAGGTTTCATCTGGATCTCCAGGTAGTTTTATATAGTTACCTATAGTCTCTAACGCATTTACAAAATCCTTGTGAGCTGGTTTCACTGTGTTTCCAAACTTAACCCAAGAACCCCAAGGTGTTCTTCTATCTGCACCAAAGTTATGATAAGCTATTTCTATTATATTTTCACCTTGTCTTATACCATAAGCCTGTGTACTTTTCAACGTATTATGTTGAGAACCGCCATAGTCCGCTGCTGAACCAAAGTTTCTGTTTTTCAAAATATCACCTTCTCCACCAAGGTCTTTCCATCCACTCATTTTTCCGAACCTAGGTATGTGCCATTTAGCTGGTGTACCATTACCTTTGTTTTTACCTCTCCAATAATTATATCTAGTACTTTGACTTCCACCAGTGTTGTAACCCAATGAAATCGCGCTGTCGTTACCTACTTGCCAAAAATTGTTCTGAGCTAGTATCCTTAACTCATCTAGGTTTTCAAAGTTTAATATATTTTGTTCTAATACTGAGTCTCTATATATTTTAGCAAAAAATCTACCTTGAAACTCTGGTTTTAGTTTTCTAACTTTTTGAGCTATTTCTACTTTAACTTGACTATCTGGCATTATTTCAGATCCTTCACCTACGCTACCTAACCAGTTTACATCAGACTCATCAAATGTTTTTTCTATGTTTATTTCCCAAAACTTATTCTCAGCGTCAGTGTTAGTACCCACGTAGTCTAAACCACTCATGTCAGGCTCGTACAGTATAGTTGATATATCGTAATACTTAGTTACTTGGTTACCTTTCTTTATTCTAACCATTAGATCAGATAAAGTATGCACGGAAGCGGTTGATAAATCTATATCATCACTACTACCAGTTGTTCCTCCAAACACAGGTTTCCATAAAACTCTAGGTATTCTTATTTTAGAGGTAAATTTCTCAGGATAACCACCGTCTATAAATAAATTACCATTATCACTAGTAGCGCTAACAACACCTTTAGAAACTTTTTGTATTGTTAAGAAATCAGGCGCTTCGTTTTCTATTGCTATTATTTTGTATCTAGCCTCGTCCTCTACAAACACATCGCTATCGTGTCTTTTCTTTAGTATTATAAATGTTTCATCATTAACCTTGTTTCTTTCAGCTGATGGAAAAGCTAACCAAACGTTTCCATCTTCAGCAGGATAGTGTCTATCCATAGCTAAATTATAGTATTCAGCCGATGTTTCTTTTAAAAAGAATTTATAATGAGTTGCCCAGTACGGTGGCTCACTTGTCAAGCTAACCCGCAAAACGTTCCAGTTTATAGCCTGTGATTTAGGTAGTTGAATAGAACCAGTTGTATCTGTTAAAACAGGTGTCTCTCTACCAAAGTCATCTCTATAAACAACACCTAATTGATATGTTCTCATTGACTTTATAGACTTACCAGGACTTCTTACACCGTAAGTTGAATCAGATGATTGAACTATAGATACATTGAACTTTGGTGATATTTCAGCGTCATTAGAGTCTTTTATATCATACTGTTGAGTGTAGTTTGCGTATAATAACCTATTAGCAGTAAACTCTTGTGCTTTAGCTTTCTTAGGTACATTATCCCAAGGTCTAAGTAATTGATTTGCTGGAAGTATTTTATATATAACTTCTGACTCTATAAGCATAGAGTTGTTTGTCCACTCTTCATCAGTATTAACAGGATCACCTTTTAAACTTTTAACAGTGTATATGTTTGTGCTTTTATCTTCTTTGTAAAGTATGTCTAGTTCTACAACATCCTTAGGCATTCTGCTAGTTATAAAGTTAGATATAGTTAATTTTCTCAAAGTGTTAACCATACCTTTATTGTAGCCTTTCTTAGGCATATAATCAAACTCGTCCGGCAAAAAAGCTACCTGACTAAAAGGTCCTATAGAAGAGTATTGACCATCTTTGTACTTGTATCTATATGCAAACCTAGGAAACTTAAATTCAAATAAAGATTTTTCTTCTATTAAAATAACTTTCCAATCAACAGATCCAGAAACTATACTAGTAGACACAGCGTCTAAGCTTAACTTGAAGGTGTTTGGAGAGAAACTTAATAAGTCTATAACAGTAGCTATAACTTCTTCATCTTCACTTTCATCTAAAACAGTAAACTTTAATCTATCTCCAACAATTAAGTTCATATTATGTTGAAAAGTAAAATTACTATTTGTTTCAGGGTGTAATCCGCTATCTAATGGATCACCATTTGAATCAACGAAAGACTTATTCAAACAAACACTCTCTACTATACCCGATCTCAAAGATGAAGACATTGATATAGTTGGCGCTTGTGTAGGTGATTTCTTAATAACAGTTACGTCATCAAGCGTAAAATTATATGTTGCTGTTGAGTGTGCTGTGGTTAGCACCGTGTGTGTAGAAAAATCTGTAGATCCAGCTTTGAATTTAGCTATTTCTATTTTTTTTGGTTCAGAATTATTATCTGTGAAAAACAATAAACCTTCTATTATGTTGACACCAGTTATAAGATTATCATAACTTAGGTTTAATATACCTAGAGTGTCAACTAAGACAGGTGATGCTATTTTAGTATACTGATCATACTCTACTATTGCATCAATACTACTACCAGTTATAAACCAATATATTTTATCGTTAGCAGAATCTCTAACAGAACCAATACATTTACCTGCAGCAATATTTATAGCAGAACTATAAGCTAGTTTATTACCAAGAACATTTTGCATTGCACCAACATCATCACCTTCTGAGCTAGCGATTTGCATATTCAAAGCGTCTCTATACTCAGCGTTAGGAACTAATCTCTCGTCCAAGTCTTTATTCATTCGACCTGCACGAAAATTTCGTTTGATTTCTGGCATGCTTTAGTGTTTTAGATGTTTAGATTTACCTCTCATAACTTGAGATAACTCTTCAATTTTTAAGTTTGATAGTCTTAATTTAGCTGTTCTTATGGCTGCAAACTTTTCTCTTTTAAATCTAGCTACTAAGTATTCTTGCACGTTCGCTCTTGTTGATAATATAGCGTGAGCCATGTATTTATACATAGCTTCTTCAGCAAATTTGTGTACTATCATTTCAGCATCAGTACCTAAGCTATCACTTACGTATTTAAGTATAACTGTTTTACCACTTATGTCTGAACTAAAGTGTATTAAACCTCTTTCAGAGTCTATATAAAATACACCGTTTGACTGTGCTGTTTCAGGGTTTAAACCATATCTTCTACCTGAATCAGTTAGGTAGTCGTATAGACTAGCACTAGGATCAGCTGAGTTTATTTGAGCACTGTAACTAAAGTCTGTCCAAGAGTTAGAGTTCTGTGCTGTAAGTAAAGTTTCATCATCTCCAAATATATAGTTAAAATCATCACCCTGCAATATAGCTGTAGGGTTACTAGTTTTACCTGTTGGATAAATAATATGCTCAATACCTGAACTATCTTTCCATGCAACTTTAACATAATTAACATAATCATGTGGAAGTTTCATAGTTAATGAAGGTGGTATTTCTATTTCTTGAGCTTTAGTAGATTTAAATGTATCGTAGCTTAATTCTTGTATACCTCTTTGCGCATGAAAAGCAATATCTGATCTTCTAGCTTTAGGTATTATTTTGTCTTCCCCTACGTAAGATATTATAAAGTTATTTATTATATCATCAATACCTATAAATTGATAATTACCAAAGTTTTCTGGAAACGTAGTTTGTTGAACTAATATAACCGCTCCATTAGCTGGCGCTGCATCAAACGTTACAACACCAGAGCTATTATTGTAAGGTGTTGAATCGTATAAAGCAGTATCTGCCTCTGAACCATTTATAAATATTCTAAAATCAGAAGCTATAACTGGTAAAGGAGAAAATGTTAATGTAAAAGCAGTAGTAGAACCATCACCAGTGAATGACTGAGAGTTGTTATAGTACTGTTGTTGTGTTCCTGTGAATAAAGGCATATCTTATTGTTTTTCTTCTTGAACGTCTTTGGCTTGTTCTGTTGATGATATTTGGTATAGGTTAGGATCTTTTATTAAAACACCAGCTAATGCTAGTATCTTAAAAACCAAACCTGTTTCTTCAGACTCATGTAACTCAAAATTAGTTGTAGAAGATGAATTGTATAGAGCTTTATTGTTAACAACAGTATAACCCCAAACAACTTGAGTTGGTCTAGATATGTAGTTACACACTACTGTAGAATTTGAAGGTATAGTTGTTGGATAAATTTGGATTGATCTATTTCTATTAATCTCTGTAGTTCCTCCTATTCTAACATATACCGGGTAGGTTATACTAGGTGCTGTTAATGGAGATGCTAATATATGGTGTATCTCGTTTTGATTTATTTTTTCTATTTCAACAAACTTACCACAGGCGTTAGTGTATAATTCACCCATTCTATAGTAATCTGGCATGGTGGCAATACCATTAGATCCTAAAACAACAGTTTGTCTATACTTCTCAAATATATCGATCTTTTCATCTAAAAGATCTATCATATCTGAATAAGTAGTGTCGTTTCCTGGTTGTCTAAGGAATTGATTTTTATCATAAAAGTATTGCTCAAATATATCCATCTGAGCTTGATTAGCTAATATGTTAAACTCTTGAGGCGTTACATAACCTCTTTGCTCTTTATTAGCAATAGCTAAAACCCTTTGATATACTGTATCTATACTTACTGCCATAATTTTTTTTTATTTATAATAACTAGGCTACCGAAGTAGCCTAACTACTATAAGGTAATCTATTTAATTTTCTTTTGTACACTATCTAGAACTTCCATTCCTTCATCCGTCTTAAACCAAGCAGCTAGAGCTGGATATGGTTCTTGATCAAATGGTACAGCCATTAGTTTTTTACCGTTTTTAGCCCAAGCAAAAGATCTACCATCTGGTGATAGCTTTATAATCTTCTGATTTACAGCTTTTAAAGCTAAGCTTTTTAAAGCTATATTCTCATCTTGTATTATTCTTAAAAACTCTTGAGGATTGTTTCTAGCAAAAACTATTGTATCTCTTTTTATTTCCTTACTAGTCATGGTATCTACATTGGACGATGTTTCAACTCTTAATAGAGACTCACAATCATCTATGCTAAACTCAGAAGCAATTTTTAAAGCTTCAATTTCCATTTCTAAATAAGATAAATCAACTTCAGCTTCTTTAACATCATCTTTTTCAAAGTAAGACTTACCGTTTAGTGGGTGATAAAGTGATAAAAGCTTTTGTAAATTCTGCTTTTGCTTTGGCACCATAAGTTTTCCATCTCTAAAAAATATATGACCTAGTGTTACTGTACCTTTTTGCTCATCTACAAAAGGTGAGTTTTGGTTAGTTGCATATCTTAATTCCCTTTGAAGACCTTGATCTTCATCAAACCATAATAAAGACTTAGCTCTACTGTGTTTCGCGGGTACTGTAAATAATAAAGGTGTCTTGCTACCTTTTAATAAATAAACTCTATCTTTAATTTCCCAAGTCGAGGGAGTTGTATTTGTTTTTTTCATGATATAATATAATTTAATAAGGGTAATAATTACCCCCGTCAGTTCAACGAGGGTAAGAATTACATTTGTTATTGATTAATCACTGTCTCCAGTTACACCATCAGTATCTTTGAATAAGATAAAGTTGTTAGCAGCTTGAACACATAAACATCTTTCTGATAAGAAATGAACGTTCATTGCGTCTTCGTCGCTAGTGTAGTTACCACCAACTGAACCTGTGATCCAAGATTTCATTCTTCTATCATCCGCTTCAGAAGCTCTGTAACGTACGTGTAAGAATGGTCTTTTGATGTTTTTACCTAATTGTTGATCGTAAACAGTACTTGTTCCAGCAGGAACTAATACACCTTGTACATCTCCAATTAATCCTCTTGTAGTACCATCGTTTAGGTATTTCCAGTCAGACTTGTAAAAATCATAAGAACCTCTTCTAAATCCTGAGAATCCTAAATTAATCGCCATATCTTCAGAGTTGTCAAATACACCATAAGATGTACCTCCAGTTCCGTAAGAATTTTGAGCAGCTAACATGTTATCAATTGCTAATGAAGTTCCTCTATTTAAGAACATCATGTTTTCCTCGATAGCACCTTGCTTGTCTAATTCTTGTAATACAACGTCAAATTCAGCTAAACCTTCACCTGCACCAGTTCCAGAAGAACCGAAATCAGGGTTGTTGTAGATTAATCCTCTTTCTTCAATAGCAGAAAATAAACCTTGTGTACCGTGTTGTCCAGCAACTCCAAATACTCCAGCTCCGTCTAATTGAGAACCAGAAACTGGCTCAGCTTCAATCATAGACATCTCTAATTGATCTTCAAATCTTAATCTTGCTTCGTGCTCAGACTTTAAGTACCATAAGTATCCTCCAGTTCCAGCTTCAGTAGTTACTTCTACCCAACCGATACTAGCAGTATCTGATCCGTTTACACTATACTTGTCTCTTAAGATGATTGGCTTATTACTAAAAGTAGTAAAGTCAGCATCTTTAGAGTTTCCAGCGTTAGCAGATCCTTTTTTGTACTCAGAACCGTAAACAAATACGCTTATTCCACTCATGCTATTCGTGATACCAGCAGCAGCTAAAGTAGCAGCAGTGTAAGGAATAACAGTAGCAACAGAAGCGCCAGCTGCTCTAGCTGAAACGTAACATTTTACTGTTACACCACCTTTGCTTACAACAATAGTATCATGAACATCAATCATACCAGCGTTAGCTGCTGATGAAAAAGTAAGTTCATTTGTTGCTCCACCGTCACCGTCTGTAGAACAGTCGTTAAAAGCAACGTGAATACGACCTTGCTCAGACCAAACAACTTGGTCAGATGCCATAGGCATTTCCGCTCCTACCATTTTTAAAAATCCAGCAACAGTTCTGTTACCGTATCTTTCAACTTCTTTTTCGTAAACTTCTGGTAGGAATTGTTTAGTAAAGTTGTAATCGTTTCCTGTTATAGACAGGTAATTTGACCCGTATAAATCTTTTACAGGTCTTGGTGTTAAATGTGAGAGAGCTGATGAGCTCCCAGTGAATGATCCACTAGCCATAATTTTTTAATTTTAATTGTTAAGTTATCTTGTTTTAATTTTAAACTTAAAGTCATTAGAACCACTGTCAACCGCTTTTACTGTAAACCCATTTGGATTTGGTGCCTTCTCGTGAGTAGACCTTGGATCCATATCGATGTTTTTAGATTTAGCCATACTGTTCTTAACAGCATCAGCTTTACCTTGTTCATAAAAGTGTTGAGCTACTAAATCAGGGTTCATTGCTGTAAATAAAGATTTGTGATAACCTGAAGCATCTGACATTTCATTTTTTTCATTCAAGAACTTCTTGACAAAATTGTTAATGTCGCTTTGTGTATCCTTAACCTTTGCAGCATCTTTTACGTTAAATCTGTATTTCTTTTCTCCAACCTTATATTCAAAACCTTTGAACTGATCGTTAAAAACTTGAGAAGTTTTTTCTTGAAATACTTTTTGTTGTAAACCTTGAGTCTTGTTAGTTTCCTCTAACTCTTCGTTATATCTATTGAAAAAATCTACAGCCTTCTGTTGTTCTGGCGCGAGCTTAGAACCAGCCTTGACTTCTTCGTAATATTTAGACTTTAGCCCGTCTAGGTGGCCTTTAGCACTTGCAACCTGCTCTTTTAGCGCTAATTTTTTTCTTTTAATATCTATTTCCTCATCAACGTCTTCATCGAACGAAAACTGATCGTCCATTAAAAAACTTATTTCATCGTTATCTAGATGAGGTTTTGTTTGTTTGTAATACTCTCTAAGTAAAGACTTATCATCGTAGCTAGTAAAATCTTGATTTAGTTTAACATAGTCTTCTAGCGAACCACCTGTTTCGTTTATAAACTCAACAACTTTTTGAATGTTCTCTGGTAATTCAACACCAGCATCAGCTTCAACTAAAGCTTGTTCAACTTGTTCTTCAAGTTCTTCTACTTGCTCTTTTACTTCTTCTACCGGTTGTTCTTCTGTAACTTCCTCTAAACCAACAAATTGCTCTTCAACTTCTGGTTCCGGTTGTACTTCTGGCTCCGGCTCTTGTTCTACTTCTGGCTCTTTTGAACCTTGTGATAAATCTAATTTAAACGTACCATCTTCTAAAATTTCAGCTTTTGGTCCGTCATCAGCTGGTTCCTCTGGAACAGCATCAACTTTAACTTCTTGAGTTTGCTCTACAGCTTCCTCTTGAAGTTCTTCTTGTTTTTCTTTTGACATAATATAATATTATAAAATTAATAAATAATTATCTAGGATCTGATGCCCCTAGATCAAAACCGCCTCCAAGTATATCATTACCTGAAGATTCAAAGTTTTTAGGTGGTTTACCACTATTTCTTTGATCAATCAACTCACTTTGTTGAGATGCTTGTATCTTAGTTCTTTCGTCTTTACGATCTTCTTTATAAGCTTCTTTGTTTTTCATACCTTCAACTTCCATACCTTTAAGTCTCATGTTTATTTGAAACTCGTGGTTCATAAGTTCTTTCTTGTATAAAACTTCTCTAGCTATTTTCTCCTCTTCTATCTTAGCTTTCATTTGCTCTAACTCCATCTTCTGTTGAGTTATAGCTTGATTTTTTTGTACTTCAGCTTGAGCAGCTACTTGTTGAGCTTGAGCATTAGCTTGTGCTTGAGCTTGTATGTTTTGCTGTTGCATTAACTGATCTCTCTCTTGTTTCTTTTTTCTACGTATCTTAAGTAATTGATTAGCTAACTTTATATTCTTAATCTCTCTAAGATCTATAGCGTCTTCTAAATCAATACCTCCACCAGACAAAGCCATTTGTATGTTTTGCTCTAGTAAAGCTTTTTGCTCTTCATCAGGCGATAATTCTATATGTATACCAAAGTCTGATAAATGTAAGTTACCTAATTCACTTAATGTAGATACATTGTGTATTCCTATCTTTTGTATAAAAGCATCTCTTGTAGGAGAATACTCTAGTATATCCGATACTCTAAGTGATATAGCTTCAGCGACTTCTGATGTTATGTATAATCCTGATTGTAGTATATGTCTTGTAGCTGTGTTACTGTTAGCTGCTGCTATTTTTTGAACACCAACTAAAGCATCTTTTGATGGAGTAGACGCGTCTGATGATTCATTTAAACCAGTTACATCTCTTATCATTTGTAAGTAGTAGTTATACGTACCTATTAAACTCTGCATTTTAGCACCACCGTTTCCACTAGATATTTCTTGTATAGGTACTTTACCTGGGTTCATATCACCTTCAGATGTCATAGACCTACCTATGATAGAACCAGTTTGAAAGAACATGTTTAATGCTTCTTGTGGATTATAATTAGTTCCATTACCTAAATCAATCTCAGCTAAACCATCAGCATCTAGGTATATACCATCAGGAGTCATTCTAGACATCACCTGTTGCAGTTTTAGATGAGTTAGTTGTATCATATCAGCAAAACCAGTTATACGTCCTACAAGTGATTCTATACGTCCCTTGTACATTCTAGGCGCTGTTATACTGTAATTCATTTTAACCTTAGTGTGATCACTCTTAGGTCTCATCATGTTTTTACTTAAATTCCAATCAAGTAGTATTTCAGTACCTAACACTAAAGCTCCTTCGTATAAAACCTCTAGTGATCTAGACATTTTACCATACTTAGCTTCAAGCATTTGATCTACCATAGGGTTAAAAGAATCATCTTTTACTATAACCTTACTAGCACCTGTTGCTGTTTCTTTAACTTTATACACTTCATTAGCATATGTTTTGTAATTAAAGTACAGTACTTGTATTTGGTTTTTATCGTTTTGGTTAGACTCAGTTAAACTTCTATTGTAGAAGCCACTGTTTTGAAACCCTTGCCCAGTTATTTTAACTAACTCTTCTTTAGATAAATTAGGGAATTGTTTTTTAAGCTCGTTTACTGGTATTGTTTTTACCTCACCAACGTAGTATATATCATCAAAGTAAGGTGACTCGGTATACGAATAAACCATATTAGCAGGATCAACGTACTCAACTTTAATACCTTCTGATTTATTATAAACAGTTTTAACAGCACCCATACCAAGTACTGTTAAATCGTAGTTAACTCTTCTTCTAGTTAAATCATACTTATTACCTTCAAGAACAACGTTGATAGCTTGCTCTTCAGCTATTTCTATAGCTTGCTTGTAACTAAGCTGCATATGCAAGTCTAACTCTTGTTGTGAGTCAGGTAGTATCTCTGGATCGTTTTCATTAAGATCAACGCCAAACGCTTCTTTAGCATACGCGTTTAGATCTTTAGTTCTCATATCTCTAAGCATTGACTCCATATAAGCTGTTCTCTTGCTTACACCTGCTGGATCTTGTGAAAATGCTTTTATATCAAATACTCTTTCAGATATACCGTTTACTACTATATCTACAAACTTAGGTATAATAGGTACTGGTTTCCAGTCTAAATTTAGGTAAGACAAATCACCGTTTATAGATAATTCATCTTTATATTTTTGTATTGATTGTTCTCCTCTAGCATACAACCTTAGTTTGTGAAACTCTGTTTGGTTACCAAAGAATCTGTTAGTACCAGAATCTCTTTTGAACCACTCGCTTTCAATTGCTTTAGCAACTTTCAAACCGTAGTCTTTACTCACTTTCTCTAAATCGCTAGCGACTTGACTTGGAAAAGAACTTTTAACAACTGACTCAGCCATATTAATTTTCTATTAATTTTGAATGTGTTCCACCTTGTTTATACCTTGCGAAACTTATATTTAGTTTTTGTTTTTCTACTTTAGCGTTTGGAGCATATAAATGTCTATTACAACCCATTATAGCTAAACCAGAACTTATAGATGCATCAAATTTACCTCTATTGTTTATATCAAACTTAGACCAATCGTT